GATAATTTTTTTATTATATTTTCAATTCCTAATTTTTTAATTAATTCTTTTAATACTTTACAATATTTATTATTACATACTTCTTCAAAAGAATAATAATTATTACAATAATTACAATACATATTTAATATATTATTTATAAATAAAATGGTAAAAAAAATTAATAAAGATTATGTTCCTAAATCTCTTACTCCTTCTGATAAAAAGAAACAAATTAAAAGTATTAAAGAACAAAAAGATAGACCAAAAGTAAAATCTTTTCAATCTAAAAGAAGTTCATGGGTAGAAAAATTTGAAAATAAATACAAAACTAAAATTAATGATTTTAATTTTATTTCTAAAAACATTATTAGTAAAAAAGGTTTAGATGAGATAATGAAAAAGGGACGAGCTGCCTATTATACAGCTGGAAGCAGACCTAATCAAACTAATACATCTTGGGCGTTAGCTAGATTAGCAAGTGTTATATTAGGCGGTCCTGCTAGAAGAATAGATAAAAATATTTGGGAAAAATACAAAATAACAAAAAAAAAATCTAAATAAATAATAAAATGGATAAAAAAGAATTATATAAACCTTTCAAATCAAAAGCAAAAAATAAAAAGTATTCTGTATATGTTATGAAAGATGGTAAAAAGAAGTTAATACACTTCGGAGATAGCAGATATCAACAATTCAAAGATAAACTAGGTGAATATAGTCATTTAGATCATAATGATAAGAAAAGAAGAGAATTATATTACAAAAGACACGGTAAAGCAACTTCTAAGGATAGTGCAAGATATTTCTCACATAAATATTTATGGTAATTAAAACATATCTTTTAATTCATCTAGATTATCATTTTCATTTTTTGGATTTGGTTTTCTGTATTTTATATTTTTTTTCTTTTTAGATATATTAACTTTTCCAAAAATATATTTTGGGTCTATTGGTGTATTTTTATTGTCTAGTATCTTTTCAGATTTTGTTATAACTTTTTTTAAACTAAAGTTATTAGAAGTATATTGATTTTCTAATTCATCTTCATTTAATTTTGAGATTTTATCCATTTTTAATTATTAATTTATAATTATATTTTTTTTTTATTTGTAAATAATATATAAAATAATATTAAAATATGTCTTTAATATCTCTCAGTAGTGCTGATGGAAATCATAACGCTTCACAACAACCTTTTAACTTCAAAAACAATTTTAATCAACCAATTGGTAAAAAACCTAATAGTCAAGTATGTCTAGTTAATTTTTATCATTTCAGAGATGATGAATTATATAATATAACTACTGATAATAACAGAATAGGATTTAATTTTGGTGACCCTACAACTAACGGTAGATGGTATGCTTATTTACGCCCTTCTACTTATACTGGAAACGCTTTATCAACTGAATTAGCAAGAGCATTAAATGAAGCAAATATTGCTTTTCAAAACTATACTTTTTCTTCTACTTTTACATTAGGTAACAGAAATGCTAACCCTCCTATAAATGATGTATTTACAATAACTTTTGCTTCTGTTCCTTTACCTGATACAATTGGTGGAAGTTGGACTAATTTTGAAAGTGTAGGAAATAATACAATAACAGTTGATAATGATGCTGATGAATATACTTCTATTCAAACTGTTATTGATAATAATGAAAATAGACATATTTCATTTTTTGAAAATGGTATTCTTAATCACGAAGGATTTGTAGAAGCAAGAGGTTTTTCTAAATTTGGAGGATTAAATGCTAATGGAGATGAAGATGGTATAAAATCAGATGATACACGATATTTAAAAACTTTTAAAGGTCAATCACTAGACCTTTACCCTCTTTCAAGAATAGACCCTAACAGTCATGATGAAAGAGTTAAATTTAATCCTGATAAACCTTTAGTCAGAGTATCTTTTGAATCTTCAAAAATTGTAATTAAAGTTTTAAATTCTACCACAAATAAATTAAAAAATCAAAGAACTATATCTAATGCTGGATTAACTGCTATTGAAACTGTTTTATTTACTAATGCTAATAGAAAAAAAGAGGTAATGTATGGATGTAAGATAATTAAAGATGGGCCATTTGAATTCGCAGTTCAATTAATAGTTTCTATAGATGGAGGGTTAAACTGGATTGTTCCAACTGAAGCAGATGATACAGGGGCGGTTTATGGTGTAAATGCTAATGATAACTGTCCTTTTTTCCTTTCTTCTAGAACTATTAATGGTATAGCATACAATGGGTTAATTTATAGAAGCGGTCAGGATAGAATGCCTTTGGCGGCTGGTGGAAATACTAATTCTCTTAGTGCTACTAATAGATTAACAAAAATAAAAGGAAAATTTGTTCCTTTTATACAAGGTGTAAGAAGTTTATTTCCAATAGCACAAGATGCCAATTTTACTACATTCGAATTAGAAACAGTTACAACTAGAGTAGATTATGGAGCAGGAGGTTCCAATTATGAAATACAAATTACAGAACATACAGAAGATAATGGGTTTTCTTACAATATGATAGCTGGAGACCAACAAGGAACACCAATAGCAAATCAGAGCATACCTGCTAACTGGGCTAATACAGCTTTAAAAGAAAATTTAACTAAAAACGGAATGGGGTTAGTATATGATATTCATGCTGACAAAACAAATCCTGGTAGTGCTGTTATTGGTGAATTTCATTTTGATAGAAGAAGTACTAATAATAATGAATTTGGTAATTTTTCTTTAAGGAGTTTAGATGGAGCAACATTTAATAATAGTCCTGATGTATTTAGTATTCAAGTTCCTGTTGCCGTTCCTGCTACTGGAAGTCGTAATATGATTGTAGAGGTTCAAGGTGTTTATAATCCTGAAAACAGAGTTATTAAACATCAACACAATCAATTAGCAAAATCAGAACACAGTAAAGATAATGCACCTTTAGAAGATGAAGATACTGTAGAAGTTGTAAGATTAGGTGCTGATTTATCTTTAACATCTGTTATATTACTAGATAGAATTAATCAACTTACAATAGATAATCTAGGTGCTCCTGTTGCTGGTGCTTCTCCATATAGATTAAATGCTAATACTATGAGTGGTAATATAGGAGCGTTAATAGGTTTTCAAGAAGTTGTAGAAGCAGATTTGGTTGCTGGAACTACATCTACTTTCACTTCTGATACAGTAACTAAAGTAGTTGTTAAAGATACAACTTTACATATTAGTATTCCAGAATTATCTGGAGTAAAATCTTTTGAAGGTGAATCTAGTCAAAAATATAAAACAATAAAAGTTATTCCAAAAAGTGATTTTAATTTAAATAATCAAAATGGATCATTATCTTTTACAGCAAATTATCAAGATTATATTGATATTAACAACGCTCAAGAATTACAGTTATCAGAATTAACTATTCAAGTTAGACAACCTGATGGAACTCTAGCAACAAATTTGAAACCTGATACAAGATGCACTATTAAGATACAACCTAAACAAGATGAAAGAATGGAAAAAATGGAAAAGCTTTTAGATATAATGGAAAGAACAATGGCACAAAATCAGAAATATGTTAGTGATACTTCAAAACCTTCTTTAACTTATACTTAGTTTTTATTTAAACATTTAAAATATATTTGTATAATATATATATAAATAAAAAAAAATGACAAAAGGTGTAAATCAAAGTTTTTTTAGATTCAGAGTAAGAGAGATAGACACACAAGGAAATTTATTAGATAATCAATATTTTAAAAATTATAAAGAAATATGTGAGAAATACAATTGTTGTAGAGGTTCTGTATATCGTATAGTAAAAGACCCTTTAGCAACAACAACTTTACCTTTTAAAATAGAAAAAGTAAGAATCCATGTATCTGCTATTGATTATATTTAGAATGTTTAATAAATTTAAAAAATAATTTTTTTATCTAGTTAAAATAATAATTATGACAATTCATATTAGATATAGAACAAAAAAAGAATACTTAGTAGATAACCTACAATGTCATTATGGTTTATATAAGACTGAAAAATATAGAAATATACCTATTGATTATTTAGAACAAGAATTATATAAAGGAACCTATGATAATGTGAAACGCCAAACAACAACTAGAAAAAGAAATATAAGGATAAAAGCTTATATTCTTAAAAGGATTAAAGAGGAAAAAGAAAATAAAGAAACAGATTTAAATATTGGCTTTGTAGATTTATCATAAAAAATTATTGATATTTTTTTATCTAGAGAAAAATTAATGATATTTTTTCTTATTTTTATATTTTTTCTTTCTAGTGATATATATTATATATATTGTTTTTATTGGATTTATGCTGGATTTATATTGGATATATATTAATATACTATGAATCAAGAATAAATTTTAAAATTTGTTCTACATTTAATAAGAATTATATTAAATCTGTCATAAATCTAATATATAGCATATATCCCTTATATATTCCTTATATATCCCTTATATAATAACTATCCTAATACAACTACCTATAACAGCAATATGAAAAAAAAACGATATTTTTTCACTAGAGAAAATATTTCAATATTTTTTTATTTAGAAATTTTTTTTTTTAATTCTTCTAATATGGATTCATTCGGATTAATATAGGTCTCATCTCCAAAAGAAACTTTTTTACTTTCTTCTTTCTTTTCTTCTTTCTCAAGTTTTCCTTTTATAATATCTATCTTATTATCCATTTGTTTTTTATTTCTAATACAAACCTTAGTTATGATTTCCTTAATCTGATTCCTTCCATAACACTGAAGAATCCGTTTAATATAATTACAATCACTACAAAAATAACTCGTAATAACTGTTTCATCGTTACATAAATAACAAGTAAGCATGTTTATAATTATTAATAATATTTTAAAAATAAAATGTAAAATAATATTATAAATAAATTAAAATGGTTAGCAAAGGTGAAGCTCACAATGAATTAATTGAAAAACTTACTAATTTAGATACTAAAACAACAGTAGGACAAGATGTTAAAGGAGTTGGTGAAGGATTACAACAAACTTTAATATATGGTAGAAAAGATGATGGAACTCTTCAACCTTTAGAATGTCTAGGGGATAGACTTCTAGTTGATGTGGTTGAATTGGCTGCTAGTGGTAGAATAACTACTTCTACTGCTTTATCCTCAGTTCAAATATGTGGATTTGATACTGTAACAAGTAGATTTAAAACACTTAATGTTAATTCAGATGGAGTTATAACAACTAATCACGATTCTAATAGAAGTTCTGATAATAGTTTAGTATCTAGGGCTACTATAGGTTCAGGTCTTCAAATAGGTTCTGATATTGATATTGGAACTAAAAAGAGTATTATTATTGTAGGTAGTGCAACTGGTAATCATTCTATTAAAATACTTCATTCTACTAATGGAACTGATTTTTATTTATATAGTGAAGTTAGTGCTGTTAGTCATAATTCTGTTTATCATTATAATATTAAAATTGAAGATGGATTACAACATTATAGAATTATGAATTCAAATCAATCTAATACTTTTACAATTAATTATATAACACTTTAATTAAAAAAAAAATATAATTATTAATTATATAAAAATGCAATTATTAAAAATAGGTAATGAAGTTCATACTAAAAACACTGAAGTTGTAAATGATGATAAAGTTAAACTATCTAGTGCTGGAGGTATCGCTGTAATGGCTGATAGTTCCCCTTCTTTAACTGTTGATAATGATGGTAGGAGTGGGTGGCTCCATACTAAAGCTGGAGGAGCTGAAAAATTTAATTTATACATTTACGGTAATATTGGATCATCTCATCAATTTACTTTAGGAGATTTAAAAACAGTTTATATGTGTTGTAGTGTGGATGTATGGGATAATAGTGCTAGTGTTCCTTTTATTAATATTTATACAAAACCTACTGGAAGTGGAGACAGTGAAGCATGGTATCATTCAAGAATTACTTATTCTATTAATATGAGTAATCAAAAAATAATAGCAGGAGAACATATAAATTTATGGTGTAAAAACAGACCTGAATTAAGAAATGAAAATAGATATTTAGAATTAGAAAACAAATCTACTAATGGAGATGGATTAGATAGTGAAGAATTATTATATGTTGTTTTAGGTTCTGATAGTGCTAGTGTTGCTGGAACTAAAATATTAGTATCTGAAGGAGGATACAATTTGAACGATGAAATTAAAAGGAATATTAAATTAATTGTGTAATAAACAATTATATTTTTTTTGTTGTTTTTTTCTGAAAAAAAATATATTTAGAATTAATATATTAATTATGACAATTATTTACAAATTTGAAAACAATAATAATATTTACATTGGTTCAACTAATAAAACACTAAAACAAAGAATAATGGAACACAGAGACTGCTTACATAGACAAGGTAGAATACATACTAATTTTTATAAATACTGTTTAGAAAATCAACTAGAAGATATTTCAAATAAAGAAATATTTTTTAATTGTTTTTCTGTTTTAGAAGAAACACAAACTGAATTAGATTTTTATGGAAGAACATTTATAGAACAAAGATATATGAATGAATTTACACCTAATTTAAATATGAGAAAAGCTTTTTTAACAAGAAATTAAATAAAACAAAAAAATATATTAGTATTTAATATATTTAGAAATGGAAAAATTAGATGAGTATATGGATGATTTAACAATTTTACCTGTTAAACCAAGAGAAGTAGTAAATACTGTTAAAATACATCCTTCTTTACCTGATATAAATAAAGGTTGTTGTATTGTTGATGTTGCTAAACCTAGAAGTGGAAAAACAAATAGATTAGTTAATTATTTACAAAATCCTAATTTTTATCAAGGAAAATTTGATGCCGTTTATATATATTCTTCTACAATGAGTAATGGAGATGATACAGCTAGATTTTTATATGATGAATATGGAGATACAATATATTCTGAATATTCTGATAGTCATTTACAAGGTATAATAGATTATCAAGATTCAATTCCAAAAGTAACTAGACCAAGAATAGCTTTGATATTTGATGACTTT